CACCGATGGCGCGCCAACTTTCGAGATGGCTGTCAAAGGGAGCCCAGTTCGCAGGCTTACCAAATTGCCCAAGATCTTGGTTGAATTCCATTCAACGGGTCCAAACTCGGTCCTGCTGGGCATGGGTTTTGTTCTCAAGTTAGAGGGATGCTTCTATCTTGTGACAGCGGCACACGTCATGGCTGCCTGGGTGCGTTGTGGCACGGATGCAATTTTGAAAGGGTCAGAGGGGTATGTGTACCAGCACCTGGTCAAAGAGCACTGCAAAGTAAAGTGGTACTCTGAGCCCAGGCACTTGGACATAGTGTTCCTCGAGCTCCCTGAGAGGATCAGACAGAAGTTGGGGGCGCTGCCAGCGCGGCCTGCCCAGAGAGTCCATTCGTCCCAGAATGTGGAGGTTGTGGGCCTTGTTGACAAGGCCCCCGCTTTCTCTAATGGGGCGTTGGGTGATCGCCACACTGTCCCCTACCAGGCGTTGCATTTCTCCTCAACTTGTCCAGGGTGGAGTGGAGCCCCCGTACTCACGCAGGGTGCGCAGGTCATTGGTGTGCATTTGGGTGCCCTTCCCTCAAAAGGGGCCAATCGCATGCTTGTCCTGCCGGACCTGATCAAGTCATTCATCAGCAGAAAGGAGACTACTGCTTCAGAGAGGGACTTCTGGAAGGCTAACTTTGAGAACATATCGGAGCCACCGAGCCCGACATGGCTTTCTTATTATGCCAGCGATGGGTACTTTCTCGAGAGCGAGTATGAACCTTATGCGTTGGTGGCGCGTGAGGGGGTCTCAGATGTGGAGGTGCGCAATTGGGTCCCCAAACAGCGCCGCTCTGCATGGGACGTTGTCGGCGATGATTCAGACGTTGAGAGCTACATGGAGTCTTTAAACTGCAAAAGCTCATCCCTCGCAGGTGGGATGAGCTGTGGAGCAGTTATAAACCCTGTAGCCCCGCCTACCTTGAAGGCAGCCGTGTCCGCTGTGTCGGGCGCGGAATTGGTCAAAGTGCATTCGACCAGCAGCCAGGTGACTCCGCAAGAGTTGCCCAGTTGCAGCGAGAGTGCCCTGAAACCAAAGCTTACGGGTGGCCTCAGCGTGGAGGTACCGGTGAAAGGCGCAGCCTCGTCTTCCAAGCTAGCAGGTTCCAAACTGAAAAGCAAGAAGACGTCCGCCAACTGCTCACAAAGCATGGCGATGAAGTCACCGGCTACCTTAGGAAGTGGTACCCAGTCGGCATCCGCGTCCCCTCATTTTGGGAGTCTTGGCTCTCTGGGGACGCAACAGGGCTTGAACGTAGAGTTAGAGAGGCTCTTGAGCGAGACGTTAAACCCTGTTCTTCACCCGGCTTCCCCTATTCTACCTTCGGATATAGCACAAATGCTCAATGCATTGCCAATTGCAAAGAGGAAGTCATTGCTCTCGTCATATCACGCCTTGAAAGATACCGAGAAATCGGTTTCGACAGGGCAGCGACAATGAGGGGGCTGGACCTTACCCAAGCTGGCTTGTGTGATGCGGTGAAGTTGTTCATAAAGACAGAACCGCACAAACAGGAAAAGCTTGAGACTGGACGCTACAGATTGATCAGTAATGTGAGTCTGGTGGATCAGGTAGTCGAGAGGCTGCTGAATTCACCGATCAACAAAGCTGAGATTGAGTGGTGGGACCAGTGCCCAAGCAAGCCCGGCATTGGATTCGATGAGGTCGGCCAGCGCGTGGTCAAGATGTGGCTACACAAGCGACTGGGAGAGCCAGTGTACGAAAGTGATGTGTCTGGGTTTGACTGGAGTGTCCACGGTGAGTGGTTGCTCTGGGATGCCGAGTTCAGAGCTGGTCAGTACACTGGTCCGGCCGAAGTCCTTGAGTTCTTGCGCAGTGCTTTGTTTATCAGAGCCCACTGTGTGGCCGCCAAAACTTTCTTG